ACAAACGTCTTGATCTGCGTAGCCGACGCCTTAACAGACGACCCAGATTGCACCGTCTCAAAAAGCTCAGTGCCACCCAGCGCCGTCGCTGCCGTAAGGTCCGTAATCTTGACGTTAGCCATGGCTTACTTCGTTGACTGCTGGACAATCGTAAAGCGCACAGAACCATTGCCCGAATTGATCTTCAGGCGTACCGCACGCATCAACGTTGTCGTGAACTGAGTCTCGCTCGCCGTAGCAGCCGTCAAACTAGCCGCCGGGTGAGGCACCGCAAGCTGCTGAATGCTCGTGTCAAACGGGTCTTCGTTCGTGTACTCAACCGAGTAGTTGACCGTGCCGCTCGTCTTACCAGAAATGGTCGTGACCTGATTGGGCGTGTAGATGTCAAGCGGAATCCAAGCCGTGTAACCCGGCACCGCGTTGCCCACGCTGATCGTCGCACTGGTCGCAGCCGAAGCCGTAATACCAGTCACCGTCGCAAAGGACAGCGAACCCGTTACCGTGCCAGAAGCCGATACTGCCAACGTCTCCGTCTGCGATCCACCACCCGGTGCCGTGCCAGAAACTACAAAGTCCACCGTGGCCGACTTCTCACTGAACACCGTCAGTTGCGCCGGAACCGTCAATGTAGCCACGCCACCCGATACCAACACGCCATCCAGCGTGATCGCACCAGACGCATTCAGAAGCTGCTCATTAGCAACACTGTCAGCATCCGCAGCAGGCTGTGATCTTGTAAAACTAATAGGACGCATAACTGCTTTCCCTCGTCAAGTCACAACAAGAAAGGGGCCGAAGCCCCTCCCCGTAATTACAGCGTCAGGCTCTTGTAGAGTGCAATGTAGGCCGTGGTTGAACCAACCAGAACCTGCATATACCCAAGCTGCGCAGACACCAAGCCCGACACAGCACTACCAGCCTGAACAAGCTTGGTGTTGCCAATCGTCAGCGTGGTGCAAAGCAGGTTCGTCACCGTGGCCGACGAAGAAGTCAGCGTGGTGATGTTGGAAGAACCCGCCGTCAAAACAGAGCCGGAAAAACCATTGGTTGAGTTAACCGGCCCACTAAACGTAGTCGAAGCCATTGAAACACCTCATGCACAAGTCGCCCATTAGTCTGTGCATCGTCCGCTAGGTCGGTCTAATGGGCTGGTTACACCTAGAACTATACCTAGACTAACTCTAGACGTAAGTCTCAAGATATGCAATGGCTTTTTGCAAAAGGCTGCGGTCGTGCTTGAGCATTCCGATGCCTTGGTTGCATGGCACGCAAAGCAACCCGCGTACCTTTCCAGTATCGTGGCAGTGATCTACTGCAAGTGATATTTGTTTGCCACGAATGACAGCCGTCTCTGGCTTGTGGCAGATGGCGCAAACGCCACCCTGCTTGGCGTGCTGTTCCTTGTACCAGTCAAGAGTGACGCCGTAATACTTCTTTAGATCTTGATTCTTGAAGTAATCGGGGTTTGCTTCTCTATTTGTTTTAGACCACATACGCATGTATGCGGCTTTTTCTTTTCTGTGTTCCGCGCTAAACCTTGGTTCTTTCCAATAAAAATTATCCGGCCCCCAAGGCTTGTTTGAGTCTGGTCTGTGGGCTTTTGCTTCAGATGATGGTTTTTCTGGAATGCTGTTTGCAAAAGCCCAGAAGTCGCTAACCCACTCAGAACAAGTGTTTAGCTTGTGATACCTAATTAATCCTGACCAAGACCGGTAGGCTGGATGCTTTTCACGGCTACCCCAGTCTACCGGCCTTGTTTGGTCAAGATGCCCGTGTCTTTCCAGTCTTTTGCGATGCGTATCGCAAAGTCCTTTAGTTACAGCGGGCTTTGCACAATCTATGACATGACATTTAACAGGCATTTTGTCCTCGGTGATAGGGCTAGAAAACCTAACCCTACCACCTTGGACTGATCCCCGTCAAACGCCGGCCGTCCCCCAGATCGTGCGGGGGTCCGTCCAGCCTACCGCGTAACGCTCAGTGCTCTTGAAGCGCGTGCTGTCAGTCTCAAAGTCGCCTTCCATAGACTTCTCAAGACCACGACGCATCATCAGCTTGAGACCTTCCGGCGCGTCCGTCTTGATCCACCAAGCAGTGGTCGAGGTAAGACGCGAGAGGTTGGCCTGACCGCCAGCAAGGAGGCCCATCGACTTCACCGGGTTGATGTCGTTGTCAGCCGTGCCGGTACGGAGGACGCTCTTGAGGAGCACTTCCGCTTGGAACACGTTCGACGGCGACACCACGAGCTTCTCCGGGTTCAGCCGGATGCGCTTGCCGTTGTTGTCAACAGCGTTGCGGATCTGGATGAGGAGTTGCTCCAGCGAGGTCTGGGACAACGCAGCCGGAGTGTTGAGCTGGTTGCTGAACGTACCAGCCGCAATCGGATGGTTCGTCGCAACAAGCGGCACACCGTCGCCACCGTTGAAGCCAGCGGTAAACGCACGGTTCAGCACGTTGGCGCAGAGGGTTTCCTTCGTTTCGATCAGCGACTGCGCGAGATGCTTCGCGTAGGTCTGGCCGATACGGATGTGGTCACCATCTTCCACGAGCACCTTCGTGAGCGCGAATGCAAGGCCATAGACCTTGTAGACGTAACGCTGCAAGAAGAGCACGCCACCAGCCTGATACGTGACCGGGGTGCCGTCCGGAAGCTCCGGAGCAGCGCCGAACCCGTACAGAACCGGCTCTTCGTGGTAGTTGCGGGGAATGCCCTGCTGCTGGACGAAGACTTGCTTCCACTCGTCAGCACGCTGGTCATAAACGCCATCGAAAGCCTCATTAAGAATGGGCTCAACAATGGAACGAAAGTCAGTACTACGCATTGGGACTGCCATGTTCTAGTCCTCCTTTAGAATGCGGCCTTGTCAGCCACAAACTGGTGCTGGCTGATCTGGACCTGAACGATGGTGTAAGCGTCACCCCACGCATTGTCGATCTCGGTGCCGAGATTAACGATACGCAGAATTTCGTTACCGGAAGTCGTCTTCTGAGCGGCATCAAGCATGGCCGCAGAGAGGCCAGTCGTGGTGCTGCCAGCAGTGACGCTAGCGAAATCGGCCTGAGCACCGATGTCCGTGATCACAAGCGAGCTGTTCGCCTGAATCTCGTACACGATAGCCGGATCGGTCGTCACATAAGCAACGATGTCCGTGGCCGACGTAGAGGCGGTCCACTTGTTGCTGACGCGACGGCGACCATCGGTATCGGTGAACTCGACACCCATGAAAGTACCGACAATAGCGGCCTCAGTGGCGGCGGCGGCTTCAATAGTACCGCTAGCGCCAATGTAAACCGGCTGGAACTGAAGAATGTTGGACCCGTATCCGGACTCAATCGTCATCGCGGTAGGACGAATAATCCCACTCGGATGAAAGACCGGACGCAAGCCAAACGCTGCACTGGTCGAAGGCATGATTATATCCTCTGAAAATAGATAACCAAGTTACCACTCTTGCGGAGCACGCAACTTGGACGATTCCCGAATTGCCGACATGCCGTCACCCTCGACCAACTTGGACCCAGCGCGTTCAGCCTGCTCACGCATGCCTTCAGTCGCACTAAGCAGCCGCTCTTCTTCCTGATTGGGGGCATCGAAGTGCACCGCCTGCATGTACCTCTTGTACAGCGAAATCGGAAGCTTGAAAGCAAGCATCTCGTTGACACCGATGAAACCCTGCCAATCTCCAGTCTTAATCGAAGCATATTCCCAACCGGGAACCTCTTCGGGCTTGATCGGCTCATAACCAAGCCGAATACGTGCCTGAATGGAGTCTCTAGGATTCGTCGTGGTCAACCAGCAAGTGTGGTAACCCGGAATTTTCGGCAGATCAGGCAACGCGGCCTGAATAAACTGCTGACGGAACATTTCAACGCGGTCGTCATCTGATAACTCACGGTTCTCAGTTGCTGCGCGATCATACGCAGTCCGGTTTTCACGACCCTCGCCAAATACCTTTTTCAGCCTTTCATCGCTCATAACTCGCTCCCTTGTTTAGCGAGAAGAAGAATTTCGGTCATACTCAGCATAACGCTTAATGTACTTCTGACGCAAGTCAGGGTTATCCCAGACTCCTGCATCAATAAGTGCCTGTTTGCGTTCAGGGCTGATATAGATCTCTTTTCGGGTCGATGGCGCAGCATATTCGCGCTTACCACCAACCGGCGGACCACCGCGTTTTGGCGCGGCTTTTGGTTTTTCCACAGCGTCTTCTCCGTAACGATGGGGAAGCCTGCGGGCCACCCGATTGTCCAACTCAACCCAGTATTCCTCGGTTGCGGGGTTATAACCCTCCGCTGCCAAGCGTTGGTCAATGACCTTAACAATGGCTGAATCCTCGTCCTTGCCAGACGGGTCGTACCAATTGTTAGCATCAACCCACTCTTTGGCATACGCCGCAATACGAGGGTTTTTTTGTGGCTTGGAGGGCTGCGAATTCTCAACCTGTTCCTTAGCCGCCTTCAACTGACGGGCACGTTCCAACGCTGCATCGCGAATCTGCAATGCCTTGGTGACATCCTCGCCCTGACCCTGCTCAATGGCCTTTGCCATGATGCGTTCAGCCATGTTGGCTTCGTTCAAAGCCTCATTCAGCCGCTGGTCAACCGTGTTGATATTGAACTGCGTGGCTTGCTTTTCGACAACCTGAAGACGCTTCTTGAACTCTTCGTTCTCAGCCCGAAGGAAAGCCAACTCACGCTCTTTGTGCTCAATCGCAGCCTTTCGGCGGAACTTCCGCTGCTGGCGCTGGGCACGCTTTTCCTCTGAAGTTAGAGCGCGACGACCATTAGGACGATCATCTTCATCGTCATCGTCCGAATCAGCCAAACGCTCGTCATCTGCCTCTTCTTCAGCAGACGCCTCCTGCTCCGGGGCATCGGATTCAGCCTGAGCCTCAGGAGGAGTTTCTGTAACTAAATATTCTTCGGCCTCTGGGGCCTCATCACTTTCAGTCAGTTTTTCAGTAGCCATGGATCACCTCAGATAAAAGCCTTGATGGCAAGCGGATCGCCTACCACCCCGCCTACGATGTCCAAATCGTTGAAAATAACGAACAGAGCTTCCTCTTGCCCGTCTTTGCCAAACGGCACCTTCCAACGATCTCCGCCGTACTTGGGAACTCGTACAAATTCCCCCGGCTTGCACCATGACCCTTCCGGCCACGATTCCATCGTATTGCGGTTCTTAAACGCCAACGGACCAAGCGTGATCACTTTGGCAATCTGAGTGTTCCAAACCTCAGTCTCACGGGTTTCAGTGTGCAAAATAATGCCGCCTTCAGACGTTTTCTTGGCGGTACGAATCTGCACCAGTACGCGAGATCCAAAAGGAATCAAACCCGGCTCTACACTAGGAAAAGCCTCATTAAAAGTCATTTAAAAATCCTCTTCGTCTTCTTCCTGCTCTGTGAGAAGACTATTGATGTAGTTAATTGCGGCCTGCAACCCGGCGTAAGTGCCCACTGCCTTGCCATATTCAAAACGAGCATCCTTACCATCTAGTTGCCGCTTCATCGCGTCGTGTGCAACGCGAGCCTTGGCCAACTCCAACTCGTCTATCAATCTTTCAATCATGCGTTTTTCTTCCCCTGACTCATCAATGCGGGCGTTGCCTTGGGGTCGCCCTTTACCCCCTTCGGACCCATGTCCATGCCCTTCTTAGGGCCACCATTCACCATCTTCTGGCCAGACACGTTGACACCCATGGCCATCATCTTGTGCTGGTTCATATAGTCGTTTGCCATAAATCACCTCTTAAGGATTAATACCTGTACCCGTCGAAACCCCAACCTTCTCACCCGTGATCGTTTCCATCGCGGCAATCTGCTTCGCCGTATCGTTGTCCTCACGGTTCGTAACCAACTTGACCTCAAGTTCCGCCGCCTGACGCTTATCCAGCCGGTCCTGCTTGACCATCTCGCGCTGCATATTCGTCTCTTGACGCTGGGCAGAGTCCTGAACCTCACGCTGCAACTTGGCCTGCGCCAACTGCAACTCGGCCTGCTTGACCGCGATATTGGCTTGATCTGCCGACGCCTTGCGCTGCACTTCGGCCATCTGAGCCTGTACCTTCGGATCCTGCGGGGCGCTCATGCCCTGCAACTGCTGCAACATGCCAACAGCCTGCTGAACGATCTGCGGAATAGCACCAAAGGCCCGCGCCGCATCCGGAACAACACGCTGACTCGTCGCCGCCAGAAGCTGATCCAACTCCTTCTTCACTTCCGTGCTCTTGATCTTCTGGAACTCGCTGATGTCTTGACCCGCAGCCGAAGAAGCCACCTCAAAAATATGCGTGGCATACCACAGCGCAATGTGTTCCTTGATGTGATTCAAAACCAACGGAATAAACTGCGGGGCCATCAACATCGAACTGCCCAGAATCGGAGAAGTCAGGTAGTCCAAATGCACCTGCAAGTGCGCAAGATGATCCTGCTCCGGAAATGCAGTAATCGGACGACCCAAAGACGCAGCCACGTTCTCGTTGACCGCATTCATCTCCTTGGGCTCAGGAGCAGGTATCAGCAACTCCTTAACATTCGGAATGCGCAACTGCTTCAAAATGCGCTCTTCAACCTTGCGAATGTTGTAAACCTGCGGAAGAGCCGCTGCACGCTGACTAAGCGCCTGAACCTGAGCAAATCGCTGCGCTTCAGAGAAAATGTTGGGGTCCGAAACCGGAACCACATCCATCGGGCCCAAGAAGTCAGACCGCTTGACCAGCAACTCGCCAGTCTCGTCCTTGACCTCCTCGTTCTCCAAATACATCGCATTGATACGATGCAGAACCTTCAGCGTGCGACCCATCGCATCGTGCAGCCGAGCGTGAATTGCATTGAATACAATCATGCCCTGCTCAATTCGCGCTAACTGGGTGCCAACCGGCATGTTGCCCTGATTGTCGGCAATGTCCTCCAAGGTAGTGCGAACAACGCCCTTACCCGCATCAATCAAAAAGCCAAGCAACCGGAACAACGTCTCCGAAGGCTGGTTGAACGGCAACGGCATCGCAATCTTGCGAATATCGTCACTGAACGCACCACCCTCAATCTCCTTCACCTCAGTCGGATCAATGCGCTCAGACTGACCACCCTCGCGGCCACCCTTCAACTTCAACATGCCGGGGAAGTTCGCAATGTGTGCACTGTCAAGCAACGCACGCAAAGCACCCGTAGCCGCTGCCGAAATGCCGCCAATCATCTGCGGGATGCCAATCGGATACGCACCACGCCACGGCACAAACGGGAACTCAATGATCCACTGCATCTCCTCAAAAGTAGGATCGCTCTCCTGCCAGTTGCGGTAAATGCTCAAAACTTTGCCGGTCGATTTGTCAATCGAAATGATGTACGGCGCTAACCCATACTCTTCTTCAAGGTCCGCAATCGCGTAAACCTCAAAAATAGTTCGCAACCCGTCAACGTCATACGCCCCGTCGTCACGACCCTCAATCTTGTTGTTCGCCTTCTCACTGCGCGATACATCAGGGTCAGCCGTCGTCGGCGCTAACTCCACATCCCGGTACATCCCAGAACGCACGCGCTGGAGATACTCAATCTCCGTCACATACTGAACGTGAGTCTTGCGCTCGGCAGAATAAAAGTTCGTTGCCGCATACGGCAGGTAAATGTCATCGATGCCAATGAAAAGAGGCACCGGACGCTTCTTGTTCGCGTCGTAAGAAAGTTTCAAATACTGTGCGCCACCAAGCGGAACCTGAGTGAGCAACTGCTCCAACTCGGCCCGAAACTCCGGCATCTGCTGGGTCAACTGCCAGTTCAAATACCGCGTCTTACGCTGCGCCTTGGCTACCTTTTCAGCCGTGTCTTCCCCAACAATGTGATCTTTCGCAGGCCCCTCAGCAGGGAAAATCTCCTTAATAGCGCGGGCAGAGAAGTCCACGCAGACTTCCGTGAGCATGGGGTGCACAACTCGACTTGCACCCTGAAACGAAGCGCCGCCCGGTGCATCATCTCCAAGTCCCGTCCGTCGAATCCCCTCTTCATACTGCTCGTCGCGCTTCTTTCGCGCTTCCTTGTCCTTGGAAATCAACCCCACCAAGCTCTGCGCCAACTCATCCATGTCGCCTTCGGGCAACTCTTCAGACAAATTGGCGTAAAACTCCATCTCCTTGACAGAAACAACAGACTCTTCTTCAAGAATGACTATCGCACCGCCGTCCTCAGTGTCCTCAACCTCCGCTGCCTCCTCGGGCAGCTCAAACATCTCGCCCAATTCCTCTTGGGCACCCTTAATCGTGTTTTCACTGTCAGACGCCATACGGGTTTCCTCTTGGCCGCTCGTTCACAATCAGCCTCGGTTGC